GTAAAATCGTTAGGATAGATCAGGGAGGGGTAGTTACTCTCCCTGGTAATACCTTTTCAAAGGGTGATGCTTTAATCCTCTTTAACAATACGGATGAATTTATCTCTATTCATTCGCTAGTGGAAAACTCTTACCGTTCTTCTCGCGCAAAGAAAAGAGCATTTATAGAGTTCCCTCCTAGATCATTAGCTAACGCTGTGTTTATTGATGACAATATTGTAGTTATATCAGTGGGGTTCTAAATGAGTGGCATACTTTTAGCATTTGTTGGCGCTTCGTTTGCCGGTGGTGGTGGTGTACTTATTGTTGATGGCTCGTTTTCAGGCGCTCCAATGGCAACTACTGCGTTTGGTGGGTAATACTTGCGAGATAAATTATGTCAGACGTTAATCCTCAAGAATTTGGTGCATTGCAAGCAGATGTTAAAACATTAACTTCTGAGATACATTTACTCCGCAAAGAGATGGCCGATGTAACGGCTATGCTTAATCAAGGCAAAGGTGGTTTATACACGATCATCTTTGCTGCTGGCGCACTTGGCTCCGTTATTACTTTAAGCGTTAAAAAAATATTCGGAGATTAAAATCGACCCGCTAACTATCGGCGCAGCAGTTGCCATTGCTAAAACTGCTGTTGCCGGAGTTAAAGAGCTAATCTCTCTAGGCCACGAAATCCAAGACTGCTATCACGACATAGCAACATTTTTCGATAAGCAAACAGAAGTTGAACTTGCTGTCATCGAGCAAAAAAAGCAGAAGCTAGAGGCCGTTAAAAGCGGTTCTCCGCAGCGTAGTGCTACCGCAGAGGCGTTAGAAGCCACATTCGCAAGTAGAGAGATGATCCGGCTAGAAAAAGAGCTTAAAGAGGCTCTAATCTACGGCAGCCAGGAGTCAGGTCTTTACGACGAGATGTGCCAGCGTCGAGATGCAATTATCCTAGAACGAAAACAAGAGATCGAAGATGCTGAACGCGAGGAACGTATGCGTCTGGCTGAAATACGTCGCAAGAAAGAACAAAAAATACAGAATATTCAGGAATGGTTAGCTGTAGTGCTAGGCGTTTCTATTAGTAGTTTCGTAATGTATGCAATATGGTGGATGTTTAAAAACGGGGGTAAAGACTAATGATGACTCTAATTACTACGCTAATTTCTTTTCTATCTGGTGGCTTGCCTAAACTCTTGGACTTCTTTCAGTCTAAGCAAGACCAAAAGCATGAGCTGGCATTGGCTCAATTGCAGATGACGCAGCAGCTAGAGATGGCTAATAAGGGCTTTGAAGCTCAAGCGCATATTGAGGATATTAAGACTGAGCAAATTAGTATCCAGACGCAAGCAGATGAGCGTATAGCGTTGTATTCTCACGACATTGAGATAGGTAAAGGTGCATCGCAGTGGGTGATTAATGCTCGCGCTATGGTACGTCCTACGATTACTTACGGTCTATTTTTATTGCTAGTTGCTATTGACATTGCTGGTGTTTGGTATGCCTGGACGCAAGATGCTCCGTTTAAGGAGATGATGGCGCTGGTTTGGGATGACGATACGCAAACAATTTGGGCTTCCGTGATTAGTTTCTGGTTCGGCACACAGGCGTTTAGCAAGAAATGAAAGTAAGCGACAAAGCACTTAAAACCATAATTCACCATGAGGGTGTTAGATATAAGCCATATCTTTGCCCTGCTGGTTTATGGACTGTCGGCGTTGGTCATGTTTTATATCCTAAACAGGGACTATTGCCAGTGGCTCAAAGAGGCTCTATAGGGCTGCGTATTGAGGACTTTAGACAATTTACGAAGGATGAGGTAGATGCGATTCTTAAGGCAGACTTGCAGCGTTTTGAGCGAGGCGTACTACGTTATTGCCCTAATTCTCTTACTCAAGGGCAATTCGATGCTCTCGTCTCTTTTAGCTTTAATGTAGGGCTAGGTACTTTACAGCGGAGTACGTTGCGCCAAAAACACAACCGCGGTGACTTTGATGGTGCTGGTAGTGAATTCATGAAATATACACGTGGCGGTGGTAAGGTTCTCAAGGGTTTAGTTAATCGTCGTAAAGATGAAAGAGCAATGTATGGTTACTAAGAAGATACCTGCTGACTGTATGCCAATGTGCCAAAGTTGTTCATTTTTTGAACGTGAGAAAAATGAGGATGTTGGTATTTGTAGACGGTTTCCACCTAAGACAATCTATCTAGGTGACGATGAGTTTGATAGCTTTTTTCCTATTACTTCTGTTAGTGAATGGTGCGGTGAATTTAAAAGGCAGGTGTCATAATGACTCACCCAGTAACAGATGAGGAGTTTATAGCGGCATGGAACTCATGCGGATCGGTAACTAAGGTAGCTGATATTCTAGGCATTAACCACAGATTGGTTAATCGCAAGCGTAGAGACATCGAAAAGCGGCAAGGCATCCAATTGCTTGCTACTGCTAAAAACAGCCCTGATTTCAATATAACTTTGCCAGCTAACGGAGTTCGAGTTAATGTTGGATTGGAATCAGGCGTTGTTATCGTTGGCTCAGATGCTCACTATTGGCCAGGCATTATCTCTACGGCTCATAGGGCCTTTGTGGTGGCTGTTAAAGAGCTAAACCCTAAGATGGTCATTATGAATGGTGACGCGTTTGACGGGGCTAATATCTCTCGTCATCCACGAACAGGTTGGGAAGCCAGGCCTAGCGTTAAACAGGAACTAGAGGCTTGCAGGGATCGTATCTGCGAGATCGAGGACGCTTCTGGTAATGCAAAATTGCACTGGACTTGGGGCAATCACGACATACGTTGGAATAGCCGACTATCCTCACAAGCTCCTGAATTTGAGGGCATCCACGGCATGAACTTGACGGATCACTTCCCACGCTGGAAGTTCTCAACTTCGGTGATGATAAATGACCATACTCAGATCAAGCACAGGAATTACAACGGAGTTCACGCTGCTTATAACGCTGTTGTTAAGTCTGGCGTGTCTACAGTCAATGGTCATCTACACTCTCTTAAAGTCACTCCCTGGACTGATCTGACAGGTACTCGCTACGGTGTCGATACAGGCTCTCTAGCCGATGTATGGGGCGCTCAATTTGAATACACAGAGGACGGTACTAGAAACCATCGAAGCGGTTTTGTAGTGCTGACATTCTACGAAGGCAAGTTACTGCCTCCGGAGATGTTAGAGGTCATTGATGAGGATAAAGGTCTTGTGTGTTTTCGAGGGCAGGTAATCGCGGTTTAATCCAGCTAGATGTCCAATCTGCTTTCACTGGTTGGAGTTTAGCCCTGCGTTTAGCTAGGAATAGGTCTTTCTTGTCTATATCCTGGTTAAGTCTATTACGTGCTATTTGCGCTCTTTCCTTTGACGTAAGAGGCGCAGGTCTAGCAGCATCGTTATAGTTGCCAATGCAAAATACAGGCACATAGACTTCTTTTATCTCTTTCTGCTCTTTTATCCAGCTATCAATGTAGACGAGTTTGATCTTGCGTAAATGCTTGATGTAGCCCTTCATCCATTTATTTGAGATAAAGAACTGCTTTTCTATCTCCGTGTATGTTGATGGTGTCTCAAGGATTTTTAGCAATTTAGCCATTCTTACTTCGGATGGCTTTGTGTTGTATTTCATTTGCATATTCTTTTCTTTGCATCTTTAAAGTTAGACTCAAACATCCATCCGACACATTGTTTGTCAATGTCTGGCGATGTGACTGACGCTACTCCTTCAGTGAATCCGCGATGGTATTCGTTTTGCATCCTGTTCATAACACCTAAACCGATGCCAGGTACAGACGCTACGACCACAATTAAAATCATTCCCCAACGCATAACTGCCTAATCTTTTTGACATCAATGCCAAAAGTCTCATGTACTCGCAGGATGATCTCTGCTGACGGGACGATCTTCTTATTGCGAATCTTTGACAGTGTAGAGATGCCGATACCCATATGTAGGGCAATGGCTCGATCATTCTTGAAACCGTGGTTTTTAATCAAATAGTCTAACAATTCCATTTTTATCCTTTGAAGTGGGGAATATTCTCAATTATTTTGGAATATTCCACTTAAATATTTAGTGCAGGGTCACCAGTTCGAGAATGCATGAAGGAGAATCTGGCCCCTGCTGCCGGTGTTACTCGCCACTACCGGCTAGGCGTGCAAACATCAAAAGGGGGGAGAATGTAAACTATCGTCCAACTCTTTCCACATATCTACCTTTTCATTCTTTGGTTTTGCT